AGCGGCTAAAAATGATAAACCTTTCCCTTATGTTGGATTTCATAGTGATGGAGGCTCTCTCCCATCACTTGAATTCAAACTAATGAAAAATCTCGTCCTAACCCGCTTCGACTACTTGATAGCCGGAACCCTCACTCCCCTGTTTGAGTATGTTCTCTTTCTTAAAGCCAATGTGTTTTGTTTCCCACAACATTACATAGCTGGTCGCAACATAGTGAACATTACATTTCATCACTGTAATAACAAGGCTGAAAACAACGTTCAACGTTTCCCCTGGTCTCAGGTGTTGCTCCGTAACTCCATTGACCAAAACGTTGACGTTGGAAAAAGTCTTAAAAACCGTGATCTTATGTATGCTTATGTCAAAGGCGTCCACCCGCACTCAGATTTAACTTCTCACCTCCCTTCCGTTCATGATCCTGTCGACAATGTCCTTACCAAAGGCGTTGAACGACTTGGATTCCAAGAACTCAAGATTGGTGAAGAGAAATATCTCGCCATTGACCGTCCTAGCACTCAAGAACCCCTCGTTCCCGAATTTCACTCCACTTGGTTCCTCAAAACGAACCTCACTGAGGTTGGGTACTGTTACATGCTTCCTGGCTTTTTAGCTAGAGGCGGTGACTGTGCCAAACCTTATGTCCTCACTTCCACTCGCGCTCAGAAAGAAGTTGTGGGAATACACATTGCATCAGATAACATGGGTTCAGTAATTGCTCCAATTTATATTGAAGACATCACCGACTTCCTTCCTGAAATCCAACGTATCGATGCTACGTATACCTCCCAACGTTTCGAGTATGACACTCAAAACTTCTCCGAACTTGGATTGAAGGTAAACTTTGACTACCTTGATGATCATCAAGGAATGGTTCAAGTAGTTGCCCAAACTAACGTTAAGTCCTCGTATCCCGTTAAAACAGAATTCCTGCCCACATTTGTTGAAACGGGGTATGAGAGCCAAAACGTCTCCTTACCTCCACTCTATCCAAAGAGAAAACGTCCCGCCCGGCTGACCAAAAAAGCCGATGAACAATCAATGAGAAAACTCAAAGAACGTATTCTTTATGGTGATTGCACTCTTGTCGATCATTTTGAAGTTTATAAAGGTATTTTCCACCCGAAAATGAACCATCAACCTAAACTTCTAACCATGCAGAAAGCTGTCTTTGGTGATCCCACCTCAGAGAACATTCATGGCATTGATCTTAATGCCGGCATGGGATTTCCTATGTCTAGTCTAGGTATAAAAACCAAAGACTGGATTAAGCGTAATCACCATATAGATAACGTCACTTGCAATCAACCCGATTGGTACACTAAGTTATTGGCAACGCCCACCAACCAAGAACTTAATCTCGATTTTCTTCCAACAAAACGGCTGACTTGTGATGATTTCCGAAAGGAAAGTCCAGGTACATTCTGGATACATCCCATTTTACAAGCAGTCATTTATGAGAGAATACGCCAAGCCCTCCTCGGCGTTGATCTCATGGCAATCTTCCAATTTTGCCTGAAAGATGAAACTCGAGATATCGATCGTGTTGAAAAAGAGTACACTCGTTATTTCGCAATTGGTAGTAAAGAACATCTTATTTTTTCCCGGATGATTCTTGGCCACTGGATCTCTGAATTCGAAAGTACAATGGAAGGAGATTCTTGTGTGGGGATTAATCCCTACGGCCCTATGTGGGGATATATCCACAAACAACTTCTCCGAATATCTGAGAATTGCGTCTGCCAGGACGTAAGTGGATGGGATCTCAACTACCAGATCATCTATATCATCCACACTTTCTCTAAGTACTTCCAACTTCACTATAAATCGTCGAAATGGTTCACCCGACTTGTTGATTCAATGGTTCGCACGACCTTCGTATTTTACCTTGCAAAAGGTGATGTACTTTTACTATGCGAATGGATGCCAAGTGGTTCGCTCGCCACTTGTGTATTCAACACCGTTCTCAACTCGGTTGAACACCGAGCCCTTTGGAGGATAGTTTCCGACAAAGATTTCGACCTTTGTAACTGCCTCAAAGTCTTCGGTGACGACTCTAAACTCACCATTTCTGATCTTTCGGATTGGGATGGCCAAGAAATTGGTATTCTTCGAATGATGTACTTTAATCATGCTTGCACTGAGCAGGATAAAGGTCCAAACCTCAAGAAATCTATCCCAATTGATGAAGGTGTCTTGCTCCAACGCACCTTTCTCAACGATAATGGCGTCATCCGATGCCCTCTTAACCCCGAATCTATTGAATCGTCCTGTCAATGGATCAGAAATCCCAAGGATAAAACGTTCCCCGCCCAGTTTGCCGTAAACTGCCATAACGCACTCCGCGAATTTGCACAATACGGTGAACAAAGATACAATGCGGAACAAGAATCTTTGAACAAGTACCTTCGTATTTATGGCCCCTCCTACGAACACAAAGTTACTTGGAATGAGATGCTTAACCGCACTACGGAAGACAGTACCTGTCCTTCCCACCACTTCACCACCCCCCCGTTCTAAGCTGTTCTCAGCCCCACCGATAGGGTTATCATGGCGTGGGTCGTGATCCGTGCAGTATGCACGACCCCGAGGATACGTCAATCCTCAAACCGTAGGCACGATAGCAAGTGCCGAACTTACTTGGTTATTCGATAAGGACGAGTTTCACATAGTCCCCAATACGTCTCCAAGCTAGTTTGTGATTTTGCCCCTCCCTAATGATTCCAAAGGAGGATTTGGCGCCACCGAATCGCACAAACAACCACCACCACCGAAGGCTCTGCCGCTACTGAAATCAAT